ATTATAGGCTTGGCTTGCCAGGGCAAGCTAGTCTTATTGTTGGTTGATAAGCCTAACCAAAGTTGCGTCATGATTAATAGAGCCACCTCTAAGGCAGACTAGGTTTGTGACCAAGCTTTCGCATAAATATCGTCGACTTCCTTACTTGTTCTAACAATTAGACGCCTTTGCTTTTTCGTGTGCCAACCTTTACCAACTAAAGGTTCTTATATACCTCAAGATCAGTGGTGTTTGACATTAAGTCGCTCCTTTCACTATTCTCCAACTACGGCAAGCATAGACATCTGAGGATGCCTAACATCCTGTCCAGAGCATATCACGCGTAGGAGTTTGTCACGAACCTCAGAGATATGACCAGTCTAACATTGTACACTGTCATCAGAAGTGAAGCACGCGTAAGACTCTATCTATTAATTATCTGAGACATGAGTGAAACTTCCACAATGCTAGTTTTTTAGTACTAAAAGGACATACTAAAAACATAACTGCAATTTTAGAATCTAATAAGTTCTAAAGCATTTCGCACTTTTTTCAGACATTTTGAGTCTCCTACGATTTGGCTAAAATGCAACCCTTTCGCGAGGATCATGCTGTCAACATCACATATCATTCGCACGCTTTCAAGTTTGTCCGTACCACCCATAGCCTAACTTGAAAGCGCGTTGATGTATGCTGTTCGCTAGTAATATGACTGACGTCATGGCGAACAGTATCTTCTATGTACGAATGATATGTCATGCCGTCATCATGATGCGAAAGCATTACATTTTAACCAAATAGGAGACTAGAAAATGTCTAAAAAAAGCACAAAATACAAGAACTTAGTAGATTCTAAAATCGCAGTTATTAACTACCATTCTGGAGATTCACTAACATATCTCAGAGAATCAATAGCTAGAGACGCGTGCTACACTTCTGCTAACAGCATACAATATAAGTCTGATCAAATCTCTGAGAACCGAGACAAACTTGCAGACCTACGCGAGACATACTCTGGACAGGAAGTCATCCATGTTCAGATGTCTAAACTAGCCTACGTCATTGGAGAACAGCAAAAGGAGCTTTCAGAACTTAATGACAGACACCAGGCTGATCTCGAGGTATATAAGAAATTAGTTGGTAAAGCTTGGACTCAAAATGCAAAGTCATCTAATTCCAAGAACAAGCTAGCGGAACTCGACGAGATTGATGCTTTATTGAAAGCTTAATCACAAACCAATTCTCCCTAAGAGGTGGTAATCATGCCACCTCTTTTTTTATGCTTATCAACCACTTACTGTATCAACAAGGAGGTACATATGTTCGAAATTATTATTACATTAACTTGTGGTCGTCGTCAAAAACTGTCATCTAAATATTACTATTTCAATCATGCTGTTAGACGTATGAACCACTACAAAAATTATCTATCAACAAAATCTAGATATTACCAAAACAAAATCAAATATATCGACATAAAATACAACCATCAATTCTGATATAACAAATCGCAAACGACGTAGCGTGTTGTTACAGCAGTAGCAAAAGCCGTTGTCGTAATCATCAATAACAATTCAAATCATTTAACAAGGAGAAAATAAATGGAAAAAGAAACAACACTAGATGATTTTACAATCTATGTAATGTATTGCCAAGACATGAATGATCTTAACTTTGATACCATGACAATGGAAAGGTACATAAGATTATTCAATGCTGGTAAATTTGTAGATACTAAACACATAATCTTGCAAGACATAGAAGTTGCAAGAGCAATGTGTAGGATGAACCAATCATGAGTAGGATGGGTCAAATCAAACTAGCTGGATGGTTAAGCATACCATTATGTATTGCAATCATATATGTAATACACAGCTTTCCACAAATGTTTCCCTATCATGGCATATGGCAAATCGTTATAGCTGGGGTAGCATTAAATACAATAGTTCATTTAACAATAACAATTCCAAGATGGGAGAAAGACAATGAGCAAAGCAGATAAAATTGTTCAAATCATTATCAAAAAGATTGAAGACGGCATTGATAACAAATGGCAAATGCCCTGGCATAATCGAGACTTTAGATTTCCAATCAACACTGATGGCTATGAGTATCAAGGATTGAATTGCTTTTGGCTTTGGATGGTCAAAGATATGCAAGGTTATACCAGCAATCAATGGGGTACATACAACCAATGGAAACAAATTGGTGGTGATGTTGGAGGTCAATCAGCAACTGCATACAATCAATACATATTGCAACCAAGAATCGGCACTGACGACGACGATAATGTATTCATCAAGGGCTTCAAGACTTGGGCTGTCTTCAATCGCGATCAAGTCAAAGGCTTACCTAAACTGCAATCAGAACAATCATTTGTTACAGAAGAAATGATAACCGATAAAGCAATCAAACAGCAGTGCATCAACTGGTTCGCAAACATACCAGCAACAATTCATACTGGTCACAACAAAGCTTGTTACGTTCCATCAAAAGATGAAATCCGTATGCCTGACTTTGATACATTCAGAACAGACATTGATTACTATTCTGTACTGGCACATGAGATTATACATTGGACAGGTGCGGACCAAAGACTAAACAGAAAGCTATCACAAGAAAGACAATCATATGCTTTCGAAGAATTGGTTGCTGAACTTGGCAGTGCATTGATAGCTGCAAATTTAAAGATCCAATCTAAACCAACAGACAATACAACTGCTTACCTCAAAGGCTGGTTACAAGCAGTCAAAAAGAAACCAAAGACACTATGGGATGCAATGTCTTTGGCTAAACACGCAGTCTCTTTTCTCAATGATTATCAACGCAAGAATATTGCAAAATCATTGCAGAAAAAGGTTGCATAATCTATTGCGTTCATGCAATAATATATAACACTTTGATAAATATAGAGGAGAATAACGAATGAATTTATCAAATAGCGAAGCCATGACGGCTGACAATATCTTAAATCAAATAGCAAACAAGGTTGTTGACTCAATGAAAACTGAGTTTGGTAACTCACCTATCGAGTGTCTTAGGTTTATTCAAAGTCTAAGAGACAGAGGTATTGAGATTACAAACTCAAGTCCAATCGGTGTGTTTGAAGTTGAATGTAACAATATACTTGATGCTCTTGCTGAAGAAGCTGAAGCAAAAGCAATCATGGCAAATAAAGATGGAGGTTACTAATGGGTAAGGTCGTCGACATAGGTGCTAAAGAAACCTTAAAAGAAATATCTGTAAGTCTTAACTGTAGGATCAAACTCAAGATATATCTTACAAGAGATAAGACTACACCAGGCTTTTACAAACTAGCTGAGAATGAGTTGGTCAATATCAACAGACTCATTGAAGATTACATGAAAGGTAATATGTACTCAGTTGAATCATTCCACTGGTATGTAGATCAGGAGGAAGTCAATGGCTCGTAATACACCAACTGAAATACTAGACAATGTCAAAAAATTATTAGTCAAAGATATTATAACTCTTTGGGATACTGCAAATATAAATAACAATGCAGACAAAGGTATAAGAAACTTTGAGTTTGATATTAAACTAAAACTTCTTACTAAAATAGTAGACATGGAGGTAAATGATGAATGAAATAATTGATGACATTTATAAATTAAAAACTATACAATATTCTGTTGATATGTATTCAAGAGAAACAATAAAGTCATTGATTCAAGATATGATTGATGCCAAAGAAAAAATTGTAAATGATTATGAAAAATCATTACAAAATAATTCTCAATGTCCATAAAATGTAGGATACCTATGGTGGTACTACCATTGAGATACACAACCAACACGGCTAACCCAAACAAGCCGTGTGGTTGTGTTCATTGCGTTAATGCAGTAAGGTGTGATTATGAATAGTTATATAGTTGAATTGATAAGAATATCTAGGAAGATAGATATATCTTTGATACAAGCATGGAAACACTCAGGCATTGATATGTCTACATATTATCGTGCAATCAATGGTGCTGAGTTGAAACACGCAACAGCTTTAAAGGTTGAAGATGCACTTTACTCATTACAAAAGGCCAGTAAAAATAACAGAGAACTGGCAAAGAATTATAAACGATTTAAAAAAATATCGAAATAAAAAAGGTATGAGCCAAGAAGCATTAGCTGGTGAAATGGGTATCGAACCAAGTCTAATGCAGAAGTGGGAAACATTTAAGAGAGTGCCATCAGGATTTATGTTTAGTTGCTGGCTTGATGCGCTTGAATTAGGAATAACAATTCAAACTATTGGAGGTGCGAATGTCAAACGAAAAGAACAAAGGAAGTTACCATGAAAGATGGTGGGTAAATCTTTTTAATAGCTGGGGATGGAGTGCAAAGCGACAACCATTATCAGGTGCATTAAAAGATTATCCAAGTGATATTGATTTAAGTGTCAAGATATTTGGAGATGGTAATTACATAACATCAATACAATTATTATGCGAAAGCAAATACAGACATAATGGTTTTGCTTTGATCTCAAAATATCTTGGGAAAAAAAATAATAATTATGATAACGATTTACTTTTGTTGAAGCAAAAGAATGGTGAAGCATTTCTTTGTTTCAATGTAAAGAATACAAAAGTATTACACCTGGTCAGATTTCAAACAGAGGAGAATGAATAATGACAGATAGAAAAGCAATAGAAATTGTTGGAAGAGCTTTGAGAGAACATTGGGAACACAATCTCAAACAAGAAAAAATATTTGATCCATTCAAAGGTAATAGTGAACTTGAACAAGCATGGCAAAAAGTATTATGGCTACTGCTTATATATGAAAATAGTATATAAGGGAGAAAAAATTGAGAGATACTTATAATGGTTTAACAAATAATTTTATTGAAGAACTTGAAGAGTTCTTGAATGAAAAGTTTGATGGCGAATGGGAAATGAACTTTCAAGTAGATGGTAGAGCAATCGATATAAGACTATTGATGTCACCAGAAGAAAGAGTCGTCGTCAAAAAAGGAAATGTAATTCAATTATTTCCTAAATAAAAAAACCCTCATGGAGAGGGGATACAATCCATGAGGGAATATTTAGTAGAGGATAACGAATAATCTATATGTACCAATACAAACCATACAATGTCAAGAGGTAAACGATATGAGTTTCAAAAGAGTCTCAGCAGTTATGGATATTGAACTATCAGATGGTCTTGCAAAGTGGGTACTTGTAACACTTGCACATCATGAAAACAGCAATACTGGACACTGCTTTCCATCAATAGATAGGCTGGTAAAACTAACTGGTCTATCAAGAAGTACAGTAATCAGATGTTTGAAAAAGCTGGTTGATCTCAAATTAATACACAAACATCCTGATCGTGGTAAATCTAATCATTACGAATTTCTTTTTGAATACAAAGTCATCAGAAAGAACCAGTGTCAGAGTGACACTACACCAGTATCAGACAGACACCCTAATAGAGAAGTAATAAAGAAAGTCGTCGATACAGAACAGCAGAAAGATGTATGGAAACAATGGATGCCATCTGATGCTGAGAAAGAAATCCTTAACAATGAATTTGGAGAGATAGATCATGCCAAAGAAATTATCAAGTATAAAAAATATTATGCCACCTCAACAATCGCAGTACCATTCAAGCACTACAGAAGCTGGTGTCAAAGAGTCGCAGAGTTCGCTGGAGTTAACAGAGAGGGAAAAGAAGTATTACCTAGCGTGCAAACTGGAAGAAGGAAATCCAATCGAGGTCGACAAAGAAGTTCGCTTGTCAGTGTTATTAGAACTATCAGGAATGATTGATATAAAAGAGTCTTATCAAGATGGTAAGATATCAGTTAACAGGATAGTAATACATTCAGATGACAAAGAGAAGTTACACAATGCTTTGAAAGTATCAAAAGGTTATTGTACTACACTTGAAGATGATGACTTGTTAGCCAGGCTTACGATTATGTTTTCAATGATGAACAAACAAAATTTTGATGAAGAAGATTTAGAATTGAAGATACGTTCTCTTGTTCAACAGATAAATCATGTAGATAAAATACCAGCAGATATAATGATAAAGTGTATTGACTACATGACAAAGTACAAAGAGTGGTATCCTTCATACGCAGACATCTATAAATTCTGCGGTGATAAGTTTATGCTAAGAAAAAAGCTAACCAATGCCTTGCATGAACGCATTAAATACTTGCAATAAGTAACGAATAGTAGTAAATTGTAACCAAAAGTAGAGGAGTAAATATGGACCGAAAAGGTACAATCGGTGGCTCAGACGTCGCCAAATTACAAGACCCCAATAACTGGTTTGAAATGTGGGAGATCAAGACTGGTCGTAAGCAGTCACCTGATCTTTCAGATGTATTACCAGTAGCTATGGGTGCAACAACTGAAGCATTGAATCATGCTTGGTTTAGAAAACATATGACAGGTGGCAATGAAGAAATGATGCACAGTATATTCTATGAAGAACGTACTGAGTATTGGCAACCAAAAAAAGTAGATCAGACTTTATCATTACAGCTTTTTGATGATCCTGATGTTATCGTTGCTAACATTGATTGCATCTATGCTTCCAATGATGAAAGTAATTTTGATACTTACTTAGTTGAGTTCAAACATACTCATGCAAATAACAGATTAGATAATGTATGCAGTGACTATATGCCACAGATACAATTCTATCTCAATGTAGCTAAGATTGAGAAAGCATATCTATCTGTATTGTTTGGTAACAACAGACATGAAGTTTGCTGGATAGGTAGGAGTAGAGAATATTTTGATAAGACTATGATCAATGTCAAAAACTTTTGGGCTTATGTCAGAGATGATACACCACCACCAATGGAACAAGTTGCAATCAAAGAAGTATCTGTTGATAAAGTTATTGTCGACGGCTTGATTGCTAGAGATGTAAGTAAAAGTAATTCATTTACATCAAGTGCAGATACATATGCAAGTACATTGGTATCAGCAAAAGCAAATGCAGAAGCAAAGAAATCACTTCTTGAAGAGTTGAAAGATACAGATAGAGAAGTTTACAATGACCAGGTGAGAGTTTACAGAACTAAGAATGGTCGGAGAGTTGCTCTCCAAAACAAACTGGATGTAGCATGAGGAAACAAATGCTACACCCAATCATATTTTCAAAATCATTTCATGGGAGAAATTATAATGAATGATAAAAAACCTAATACAACACAACCGAAAAAGCAACAGACAATCGCTCCAAAAAATATTGATGAAGCAATGTTGTTATTTCAACAAGACAATATTACTGCAACCAAGTCTACCAAAAATCCTTTTTTCAAAAGCACATATGCTAGTCTTGAAGAAGTGATGAAAGCTTGTGATCATGGTAACAAATATGGAATACTGTATGGTTATCAATCAAGAGTTACAGAAACTGGTAATCTAATTATCATTGCTACTGCTACTCATGTTCCTAGTGGCACAAGCAAAGAACTACCAGTTCCATGTCTTGTACCTAACTTGCATGATCCTCAAAAGCTGGGGTCAGCTATTACATATGCAAAGCGATATGCTCTGCAAGCATTGTTTGCATTGCCATCAGAAGATGACGACGGCAACAAAGCAAGTGGTATTACTGTACCAACTGGTAAAGTACAACCAAAACAACCACAATCATCTAACAAAGGAGATTTTGCATGAGTGATTATGATGATACAGACAAAGGTGTCTTATGGAAACCAAGAACAGATCAAGTTCTTCGTGCCATTGGTAAGGTCAATAACAAAGGTGAAGAAAAGAATACTTTGTTAATGGCTTGTCAAACTAAGGATGGAGAAAAGTATTACGAACTCTATCAGAAAGTGTCACCAATATATATTAAAGAAGCAGATGCAAACCCAAATGCACCTGACTTCTCTGGACCATTTGGTGAAGATAGACGTATTGCTTTTTGGGTAAATGAGTTTCCTCAAGGTCATGCTCAAGAGGGAACTAAATATCTCAAAGCAAGTATCACTGACAAAATGACAAGTGACACCACAAGTGACACTGCTAACATCACAACCAAACCAAATGAAACTGCCGACGACAAGATACAAGAAATCAAAGACAGTTTCAAAAACCCAGACCAGTGGGATGACCAGTTCTAACATCTCAGAGAGATATAAGGAAATGCTAGACCTTATATCTCTCAAGCAACTTGCAACTGAACTTCGTTCCAAGTGTGCTAGGGAAGAACAACATCAAATAACTGAAGCAAGTATGTTGCGCCTTATACGAAAAAAAAATATTCAATACATTTCTATGAGCCGTGTAAAATATTTAACACCAGTGGATGTTGACAATTTATTAGAAGCAATGAAACTAACTGGAAAACGAATAAGGAGGAAGTTATGAGTTTTATTGATGACCCGAGAGCAGAAGAATGGGATAAGCATGGTCGTGTATATCGACCAGCAACCATTGTTATTAAAAGCAACTCACCTTTAGGTGGTGCTATCAAATCAAATGAGAACTTAGATTTGTTTGATAGAGCCAAACGTAAAGGCAAAAAAGAAATACGAAAGTCTTTCAACAGAGTTCGATTACCAAAATATATTTCAACAAGAAAGGTGTTACAGATATGGTAGATGATATATTTGATTGGTGTGTACTAACACTCGTAGAAGTTTCAGCTATATTAGGAATAACTTATCAAGAAACAAATGTTTATCTTTTTGTAGTTATGCTTCCATTAGCAATATTAATATCAATATTGTTTAACATTTACTTTTATTTTAAGTTTATAAGATGAAAGCAAAACAAATACTTCGTGAAGCACAAGTTCAAGTCGACGACAGAGAAGATAAGTATGGTCCACCAGACAAAATGCTTGAACGATTTTCTGAAATCATCTCACTTGTGCTTGACTATCATGTAACACCACAACAAGCTGGCATAATTCTTATTGGTTTAAAGTTGACCAGGCTAATTGAAACTCCAGATCACTATGATAGTATTGTAGATGTAGCTGGATATGCTGGTGTACTAGGTGAAAGTACCAAATCACAAAAAAACGAGTCGATATAAAGACCCTCAGAGGGGTGAAACAATACCTCCGTGTGTGTTTATACCTCAGAAATACTTAGTAATAGCTCTTGTAGCTCAGGTCCACGAGATTTAACTTGACCCCACCAACGGCTGTTTTGCATCTCTTTACCAGCAGTTTGGTAGTCTTTTTTCTCAATAGCTTCCCAAAATTTTACAAACTTTGAGAATCTATTCCAGCCCATATTGAATTGCATAGATAAAATTACAATCTGTGCTGGGTCAGGTAACTCTCTCCATATTGGTTTATGTTTATCCAACTCTTGAGAATGTTTTTCTAAGTCACGAGCAAGAATAAAGTCTGCTGTTGCTTGATCTATTCCCTCTTCTAAGTTATGTCCGTATCCGATTGTCCAGACGTCGACAGTATCTTTATACATATCAAGACGACAGCCTTCATGTTTCTTTATAACATCAATCAAATTTGTCATATGGATAATCTCCTTTTGGTGTATCAAAAGTGTATGTGTATTTATCATTATCATCTATATCTGTACACATGATATAGTTTTTATGTAGAGGACATTTATCCATCCAATCCCAAAACTCTTCTGGCATAAAATATTCCTTTTTTTCTTTTAAATTTTTTCTAATTTTATTTTGTTCTTTTATAGTTTGTATAGAAATATTTACAAAATCATCTAGAGAAATATATTGACTCATACTACTTTCCTTTTTTATTCATTAATTGTAATCCAGTTTTACCAAAGCGATAACCAAAAGAAGATCCAATACATATATATAAGCAAGTCGAGAACCAGCCTGGTGTACTTGAGTTTAAGAAATCAAATCCATTCTTTACATATGGCTGAGTATAAGGAACAAAACAAGCCACAAGAATACCACCAAAAATAATAGTCCAAAATTCATCCTTCCAACTTCCAGCCATCTGATTAGTTAATGCTTGTTCATTTAACATATCTGATGTTGCAGAAGTTTTATATACTTCAGCTTCAGCTTTGGCTTTTGCTACTTTAACTTCTGTTTCAGCTTTAGCTTTATCTACTCTACCTTGTAACCAAGTACCAGCTAAGTTTGCAATAGGTCCAATAAAACTTTGAAACATATTTACCTCTTATTCTTTTTTAGGAAGTGACTTAGGTACGCAGTAAGCCTTGACCCATATCTTGCTATCCCCAGCGAGAGAGGGATCATAGTTTTGCGCCCTAATCTTTTGTGCAATTCTAAGGCACGAATCCAGATCACTGAAGTAGACACTTTCCTGAACTGTTCCTGAAAGAAATACAACCAGCAACCATGTCAACTAGACCTACCCATAAACAAACCCATTGCCACAGCATTAGCCGACGTCAACACAGATACCATACCACTCTGCTCCAGGCTTGGTGACTCCAAACCCATATACCAAAACACAGTTTCATATGTTAGATACATATACAGCAGTATCAATGCTCTTGGTATTACTTTAAAAGAATCAATAGCATGAGTCCAATCTTCTACTAACTTAGTCATCTTAGTCATTAAACAGTTTGACTTTCTTTAAATGTTTTGTATGCAGTCTTGGTATCACTATCCCAACAAGTTTCTGCAATACCTTTTATTTTTGTATTTTCTTTTGATAAATCTGTATCAGTATGTTTCCACGAACCATCTGCTTCTTTAAGAGAAAGATAAGGTACTAAAGAACGTCTATGATAATTTGAAGAAATTAATTTCTTACTACCATCTTTTTGTTCTTCATAAACTCCATCTATTTCTCTAATTTGAATAACCCAATCAGATACTATTTCTATTTTATTTAATGTTCTTTCTTTTGTTAAATCGCCTTTAGCCATGTTTTACTCCTATGATACTATGGTTGTTCCAGATATTCTTAATCTCATGTCAACGTGACTTAAATAACCAGCAGTCATATCACTCCACATACCACCACCAGTAGGTGAAACTAAAAAACTCATGCTTGTACTGTAAGCTGTTGCCAACATGTCGTATGCTCCTACTGGACCTCTATGATACCAAAGTGTAAAAGTATCTCCATAATCACTACTGAAAGGTAAGTTTTGAATTTGTACTGTATTAGATGTTGTTCCACTAACTGTAGAACTACTATCCCAGTTCATAAAATAATGAACTAGCCTTCCAATCTTAATGTAATACAAAGTAGTTTCACTTCCGTCAGAACCACCAAAAGCAAATGTTGCTCCACTTGAAACCATATTAACTGTAGCTTGACCTTCCTCATAGTCGTCAAGGAGTTCTGAAGTCATACCACTTACATTAGAATTATCAGTAAAATCTATTCCTTTGCCATTTGTTCCTAAACGAAGATTGCCAGTATGTACATTTACATCACCATCTGGTTGTATAGCTAATCTCTTTGTTAATGTAACTGCTGCATCTGCACTAGCACTCGCACCAGAATAAATATTAACATATCCATCAGCACCTATTTCAATTCTTGAACTTGTACCAGTTTCTTTAGCTTTCCAAGCACCATCATGGTATAGGTTTGTTGATAATGATGTAGCACCACCATCATAATGTGCTAGACCACCTTGGTCGCCAATATCAATAGCTGTCCAATTTGCATGATGACTTTCTGGTGTAGTTCCTACCCCAACATTTTCTGAACTATCTATAGTTATTGCAGTAGCATCAGCATTGTCATCAATGCCTTTAGAAGTAAAAGCACCAGTAGTTGTTATTGCACCACTTGTACTTATTACAGCATCATTTGCTATTTGGTCTGTGCTTACAGCATCATCAGCAATATCTGCCGTTTCAACTAGACCACTACTAGATGGTTTGAATTTACTTAAGTTTCTTGCATTACTCATGTTTTCTCCAACCTTCTTTTTAACTCTGCTTCAAGTTCTGCCTTGTGT